CGTTTAAGTACTCGATAATGCGGCTCTGTTGCCAAATTTTATTGTGAAGCACTTCATCATCTGTAAGATTATGATAAGCGCGGTTCAGGCGCAAGGGCTTGCGTCCTGCTTTATATCCCTTATCCATAATTTTGCGCTTAGCAGAGCCGTTCGGTCCATCCCAGACAATCACTACCTCGTCGGGCTCTGTCGTTCGCACAAGCTTTTGAAGGATCTTCATAAATCCCTTCAAGCCGCCGATGGGTTGCCCATTAGAAGATAAGGAGGGGTCTACAATATATGCCCTCAGATATGCGTTCAACGCATCAACAATTAATACTTTGCTCATAGCTTATAGCTCCCAACCGTATGGTTATTAATGCTGTATACAACTTTCTTGATTCCTACGTGGAGCATAGCTTCGTGGCACATTGCGCAAGGCATGCTCATTTTATAGTCTCCTTCCTTTCCCACTCTCGTGACAAAAATCGTAGCGCCCTCAGTGATACGCCGATCAATGCCCAGGATAACTCCCAGTTCGGCATGCAGTGTAGCCTTTCCAGGGATCATCGAGCGGAAGCGGTTGCCAAAAGAACAAAAGTTAGCTTTATTAGAAGAGATATTCCGAATGGAATTCCCTTTAACAAGAATGGCCCCATGTCGATAATCAGGAAATTCCGATTGAATGGCGGCGCGTTTTGCCCTTTCGAAATAGCGCTTAAAGCGCCCTGTATAACCCTGTACCTTTTGGGTACGCGGTGCGTATTCAATACATTCAGACACAAAAACCTCCCGCTCAATACCCTTATAGTATAACAGAACGGGAGGTCTACGTCAACTAGTTTTTTAAAATTTTATGACGACTGTCCAGTGACCAGCAATCCATTTTCCTCTCGGGCTCACGTGTCCCGCAGTCCATCGCCACAGCAATCGACTATTGGCATGACGGAAAACCCAGTGGCGATTGTGATAATACACATGCCCCTTGGTGCGGGCCTTAGGCGGATGCCTTGGTTGAGTTGTGGCGTGTTGATGATGTCTCACCGGGTGCGCCTGACGGTGACGGGCATCAGCCGTATCCACCGCTCCTAATAGCAATAAAGCAAATAAACTAGTCATAAAAAATCTCCTATTCTTTTAAAGGTACTGTTAGATCTTCTGGATCGGCATAAAATGACTCAGCATCTCCTTCCCGATTGTCGAACTTCTGAACAACTTCCTCATCCATTAGACGCATAACCATAGTGCGAAATTCAATATCTTCTGAAATTAATTCATTCCATTTTGAGGGTTGAAACTTCTTGGAGTAGCCATCGGGCATCGTCAAAGTATACCAGGAACCTGCAGAGGTAAGACACTCAGACCCACGCACTGCATCAAACCAGCTTTCTTCATCTTGAATCCCGATGTTGTCTGTGCCCCATAAAATCCGGAAAGCGCAGGAACGTCCTTGAGTCCCAAAACGTGACTTCTCTAGACGACACTTCACTTCTGAACCGATTCGGAAACCTTTTTCATCTTCGATAAAAGAACTCTTGGCCTTTCGCCCCGTCAACCAGATGCGCAGAGAATATGAATAATGCATAGCCTTTCCACCTGGGGTAACATAAGGGGTAGTCATCGCAATGATACGTGCATTGGGTCCCTGTGGGATATTGGTCTTAAGCTGGTTAAGAACAATCAATGTTGCCTTCTTGTTAGCAATGGGGAGCGTCAGCTTGGACATTCCCTTTGCCAGAATACGCGCTTTCATAGCCATCGATGATTGAGGATTAAAGTCTCCCTCAACATCGCTAACACACGGCGTAAATGCCAGTGAGTCCCAGATGAAAACAAGTTGATCGTCTGTCGCTCCCAGGAGTTCTTCGATAGTCTCCAGCACAAACTCGACAGAGGCAGCTTGAACGTACATTAGCTGGCTCAGGTCGCACCCTGCACGCCTCAAAAAACCTGGGTCGATGGCTGACTCGGAATCAAAATATACAACAAGCTTGCCCTGTTTCTGGGCGTTGGCTGCGATTTGAACCGCCATATAAGATTTACCTGTAGACTCTAACCCTGCGATTTCAGTCGCCTTTCCTACAGGGATGCCGCTCACACGGCCCTTAGAGATAATCGAATCCAGCCACCGGGATCCCGTAGGGATCCATTCGGTGACTTGTGTCGGATTCTCGCCCGTGAGATCATGGGCTACGGGAATACCCGCTTTCTTGTTGACAATCCCCATCAAATCTTGCATAGAGATTTTGCCTGTTTTGGTTGCTTTCTTTCTAGCCATTGTTCCTCCTTAAAAAGTGTGGCAGACTTTGCCCGGTCTGCCAGCGGGTGCTAGACAAATTAACCAGTGCGAAGTTCTTCAAACGCCCGGTCTACTTCGTTCGTTTCCTCACCTTTTCCATACTTGGTGGTCTCAGACGAACGCTCTTCTGCAGAAGCAGAACTAGCAAGCTGTTCATCGAGAATCGCATCCACCTGTTCAGGTGTCAGCCGGTCGAAGAGACCGTCAAAATCGGGCATGTTATCAAGGAGGGGAGGGATGGCATCCCGATCTTCCAAAAGTGCTGAAGTATTACGCCGCATCTTGAGATTTGTCTGTGGGTAAGCCCCCGGTTTGGTGGGCTTAGTGTATGTAAGAGTGATATCGGTGCCTTCATCAGCATCGGTAACATCTCCATACTCGGGGTCCAGAATGTATCCAAGAAGAAGCTCGTAAGCCTGCTTTCCATATCCGTATACCTTGATACCTTCCTCTTCTCGACCTCGTACAACGACTGGTGAGAAGTAGCGAGTCCGTACAAACAGTGACTTCGCAAGCTTCTTGCTCTCCTCGTCGTTGGTATCGCTTCCTTCACGCCAGAGCGCAGAAGCGAAATCACAAATGGGGCAACGTTCTCCAAAATTACGCTTGGGACATAAAATGCCGCCCCGGTGCTCTCCCACATTATAGTGGAAAAACATTTCCTTTAGTGGATCGCCATCATTCGATGGGACAATCCGAATGTCCGTGTCACCCTCATCTGGCCTAAACCAAATGGAGTTCGCGTCCTTTGTTCCTTCTCCACGAAGGGCGGCTAGCTTACGCCGCATTAGTTCCATATCAATACCCATAGTGTTCTCCTTTTGTTGGGTTGCCATCAAGCCTTCCTTGATGTCTTTATAGTAACACTCTCAACGTAGCATGTCAAGAGTTATTTTGAATTGCGTTAGTGTGGGCAACGCAGAACCCGAAATCATGTTCTTGTGCTGTTTCATATATTGCATATGAAATCTTCCGAAAAGCATTCCTCGGCTTTTCCTTTAAACTGGTAACGATGCGCTTATGCAATGTTCCATCCTCTGCTAATTTTTTCTCATTGATACACATATAATAACACAGGTCTCGTTGCATGTCAAGGGGAAAAAGCCATTTTTCTTCTAAATTTTGTATATTGAGGAAGCCTACCGTTTTAATACGGTTTAGAGGCGATGGCTTTGCCACTTGGCCAATCTCTGGTTCAGAATGATTGAAATAATTTAAGTAATGAATAGTGGAAAAAATGGAAGTGTTGAGAGTCTCAAAATATGTTTTGATAGGTACGTCCCCTAGTGTCTTTTCCAGTTCCGCATTGGCAATAATAGTCATCGAATTAAGCAAGCCTGAGCGAGCGTACTCTTGGAGGACACCAAATACCGCATTCTCCATCAGCTTAGGGATACCGGTAAGAAGTTCGATATCTGGTTTAATATAGATCACGTCTATCTTCTTATTCTTAATCTGTTCCAAAAGACCTAGTGAGTAATTGGAACTAAACGAAGATCCCATCACAATAAACTGGACGTGATCATGAATATCGGCAAAAAACTTGGTGGCATCAGGGATGTTGTCCTCATAGTCTTCCGGGTTTTCAAAAGACTTGAGGCGATATTTTCTTTTAGAAGTCCGCTTAATCTTGTCGTTCATAAGGGAAACTTCATATTGAGGCGCTGTCTTAAATTTTTCTGCGACGGCAGAAGCTGCGTTACCAAGTCCAATGATGGAGATCATATCTTTAAATCCTCTAAATCAAAATAATTGAGCCCTGCCTGTAGATTAACCTGGAAGGATGCCAATCTATTGTCAGCAAACATATCTCGTATTTGAGGCGTCAGGTTGCGTTCACTATCTGCAAGATCAATCACGATCTCATCGTGCACAAGATGAGATACAAAGGACTTTTTATCCTCTAAGAATTTATCAATGGCTAGTGTTTGCTCCAACACCAAATCTGCTGTCGTACTTTGAATCAAATAATTAAATGCTCTGCGATGATCCACAGAAAGCCTTCGTTTAAACGGTGTAGAGACATGGCCGTTTTCATACCATTTTTTAATCAGTCCCGTTTTGTTATAAAGATTTGATTGAATAGCAGTTGACTCAGGATTATAGAGCCACGCAAAAAAAGCTCTTTTTGCATCTGCCCGACTAAAATTAGCCTGTTTTTTAAAGATGGTTTTCATATTATACGCGTGAATGTCCTCGGCAGGTTGCGCCTGTCCCGAGAGCGCGAGGGCTGTGCGGGCTTCCGCGCCGTTATAATCTAAGGAGAGGAACCAATCATTATGAGGCTTCAGAAGCCGACGAAAGTCTTTCCGCATAGTCAAAATGGGAAAGCCCCCACACGTAGCCAGCCTGCCGGTGCTTGTTCCAAAAAGATTATATTCAATATATTTGGGCCCCGCTATCAGTTTTTGGGCTCTCCGTCGATCTGCATTAGACACAAATAAATGTCTACAGTCTTTATTATTAACCATTAGATCCCGGTGTCCCATTTTATAGATGAGCTTGTGAACTGCTGCTAAATGTTTATAGTTAGCTGGCTTCTCATAGTGTTCTAAAATATGTTTTGTTATCTGATTTTTAATCTCGCAAAATTCTAAAAGAAAATCGTGAGAGACCAAATCATAAAAACAGTGTTCTCGTAAATTAATCTTCCCTAATGTAAACGAACGGACATAAGCGCGAAATCTTTTTTGCAGTCTATTCAACTCTTCTTCTAAATGGTGAGGACAAATCTGCGCCAAGG